ACTGTCCGATGGCACGGCGGTACCATTCGGTCCCGATGAACTTGACGAGCGATGCGGGTATCTGACCACCCCCCTTGGCTTCTGGGTGAACCTTCACGACCTCCACGATGTACTCCACGTCGTAGCCACGCCCCTGTTCTTCGTGGGTGGGACTGAACCCCGTCCCGCCCAGCTGCTGGTGCATCTCCCTCTGCACCGTTCGACCGTAGTCGCGCACCCTCTTCCCACGGCACCGTGGACATGCCTTGTGCTGCCACCCGTGTGGGCAGATGCCCTCCGGGTCGCGGATGCGTCCGGGTCCCTTCTTCTTAGGTAGCGTCATGCGCGTTCCACGTGGAACATGAGGTTCAGCGTCCGTGTCATCCGCCCGTGCAATCGCTTGTGGCACCTGCGACACAGCCACTTCACGTCCAGGGGCTTCTGGTAGTCCGTGTGGTGCATCTCCATGTTCAGGGTGTCCCCGCAACGGGCGCACGGCTGAGGCGTCAGCTTCCCGCGTTCGCGGTACACGCGGGCCATCGCACGGGACACTTCCTTCGTGTACGTCATCAGAGGGTCAGGGTTTCCTTGATGCGCCGCATCAGTCCCGCCGCATCCCGCAGGTACTCCTCGTAGTGGGCCAGGCACACCCACTTGGGTGGGGTGCCCACGCCCACCGCGAGGCGGCGGTCGCAGCCGGGGACTTCGCACAGCGCGTGCCGTGGCGTCGTCATTCTTCGTCCGTCGAACCCACGCCAGGAGGTTCGGGGTAGTCGGGCGCGGCCTGTTCGCCTTGCAACAGGGCTTCCATCTGCCACGTCACCAGGTTCTCCAACGCCTGGGCGATACGTTCCAGGGGTAGGACCAACGCCGACAGGTCCGCGGAGGGTGCGCTGCCCCCCGATGGCGTGGTCGTTGTCCCACCCCTGGAAGGGGGCGCGGACGCCAGACCGAGGTCGGGCAGCCCGGACAGGGTGTTCCACCAGGTCCCACGTTCGTCCTGCTTGGAGTACATGGACCCCTGGACTTCTTCGTGCAGGTGTTCCATCACGCCGTCGAAGACGGTGCGGTCCCACACGGAGAACTCACGTCCGTCGTTGCTGCGGACCACGTACCGTTCCTTGCCGGTGCGTGTGTCCCTTCGCTCCCCGCCGATGAACGTGACGGGGGCAATCGTGTCAGGCATTCGCTTCCACCTTTCGCAGAGCACGGGCGACCGCACCCTTCAGGTTCCTGCCGCAGCAGAGGTCGCCTTCGTTGTACGGGCAGTAGTCCACCTGCCATCCCTGACAGGTACACGGCGGCAGCCGACCAGCGGTCCAGAACTGGTTCAGCTTCGTGAGGCGGTCCAGCGCGTCTTCCACCCACGCTTCTTCCATCTCGAACGTAAGGGTGCCAACGCTGTCCTTGCCGATGTAGGTCAGCAACCAGCGGTCAGCGAGGGCGATGGGCGGGTCGGCTTCCTTCGCCATCAGGTGGTACGCGGCGACCTGGGCCTTGTGGTGTTCGTGGGGACCTTCGTTGAGCATCCGCTTCATCGCCATGCTGTGCGCGGACTTGAACTCCGACCCGATGACTTCGGACGGGTCCACCACGCCGCGCATCGCGGCAAGGTCGTCCTGGAACAGCTGACGGATGGCGGTGAGGAACAGGTTCCACTCTTCGGACCATTCCGCCGAAACCTGGGCTTCGTCGTCGCGGGTGTAGCCACCCGGCGTCCACACGAGGTCCGCGTGACCCACGACCTGCATCGAAGGCGACGCCAGGTCCACCTCCTCTTCGATGACCACCCCCAGCCGCCAGAACACCTTGCGGATGAACTTGTGAACCTCGTCCCCCCAGGCGAACGCGCGCTGGGTCTTGTCGTCGATGACGCGAGCGGATGGGACACCCCTTCGCTGAAGGGTCTGCTGACGCAGGCAGTTCCCCAGTGACGATGCACGCCACGTCGGGTTCTCCGCCTGTTCCCAGCTGTTCCACGCTTCGCGGTGACGCGCCAGATACCAGTCGAGCATCCATCCCGCATCGGGGACGATGGGACGGTCGCTGATGTACTGCGGTGGCTTGTACGGCACCTTGTCTTTCGAGGCCATCATTCGGTTTCACCCCCTTTCGCTAACGACTGTCATGGACAGTACGGCACGAAGGAACGCCTGTCAACTTCATTCGGAACGCCTCGTCTAAGAACTAACTGCGAAGCAAAGACACAGTTCCCGGCCCGTCCGCCCACCAGGGTATAACCCCTGTCAAGTACCCTGCCGAGGTCTATGCTTCGCTGGATGGACCTTGACCAGCTGACCGAAGAAGACCTTGCGTCCCTCGCGGAACTGACCACGCCGCGCATGACCAACTACATCCCGGTGAGCCCGTCGGCGGCGCAGTCCGCGTTCCTGTTGGTCCCCCAGCGCGAAGCCCTCTACGGGGGCGCGGCGGGTGGTGGCAAGTCGGTCGGTCTTCTCATCGCAGCGTTGCAGTACGTGGACGTGCCGGGGTACGACGCCATCCTGTTCCGACGCACGTTCCGTGACCTTGCGCTTCCCGAGGCCCTGATGGACCTGTCGCACAAGTGGCTGCGGTCCACCGATGCCCACTGGAACGCGCGAGACGCGCGGTGGACGTTCCCATCGGGGGCCACGCTGTCGTTCGGGTACCTGACCTCCACGACCGACCGCTACCGCTACCAGTCGGCGGCGTTCCAGTACATCGGCTTCGATGAGTTGACGCAGTTCTCGGAACACGACTACCGCTACCTGTTCAGCCGCCTGCGACGCAAGGAAGGGGTCAAGGTGCCGCTGAGGATGCGCGCGGCGACGAACCCTGGTGGTGGTGGCCACGACTGGGTGCGAGCGCGGTTCATCGACCCGGGGACGACCGACGACCGCATCTTCATCCCAGCTCTCCTTTCGGACAACCCGTACCTGGACCGCAAGGCATACGAAGAGTCGCTGGCGGAGCTGGACCCCATCACCCGGGCGCAGCTGCTGCAAGGTGACTGGACCGCACGCACGACCGGCCCGATGTTCGGAGGCCACTGGTTCGAAGTGGTCGATGCGGGACCACCCTTCAACCTGTTCGACGACCGCAAGGGGAGTCCCGTCATCGAACAGGCCGTGCGGTACTGGGACCTGGCCGCGACCGCCCTGAAGATTGCCTCCCCCGACCCCGACTGGACCGCTGGCCTGCTGATGGGCCGGTCGGACGAGATGCTGCACTACATCTACGACGTGCGGCGTATGCGGGGTACGCCGAAAGACGTGGAACGCCTCCTGCGGCACACCGCCGACCTGGACCCACCCGGCACCGTGGTGTGGGTCGAACGCGAACCGGGGAGCGCAGGCAAGGCGTACATCGACCACCTGCGGACCGACGTGCTGCCCGACGTGCCCATCTACGAGGACAGGGTGTCGGGCGACAAGGTGGCGCGGGCTGCACCGACGGCCTCGCACGCGGAGGCCGGAAGCATCAAGATGGTGCGTGGCGATTGGAACCGCGCGTTCCTCGATGAAGTGGAGGCATTCCCCATCGGACGGCATGATGACCAGGTGGACGCCCTGGCCGGGGCGTACCGGATGCTGTCACAATCCTCGGTGACGTACGGGCCGTCACCCTTCCAGTAGGAGGACCAGTGGCCACGGACATCCGCACCGCCTGGGATTGGCGTGACGGCAGCGACCTGATGCGCTCCCGAACCGAAGCAGCCGAAGCCGCGCGGCAGCGTCACATCATGCGGGCCTGGACCTACTACGAGGGCGACATGCCCCCGCAGCTTCGGGTCAAGGAAGCCGACTACGACGACAACGTGCGCCTGGAGTACCCGCAACTCATCATCGACACGTCGGTGTCGTTCCTGTTCGGCGAACGGGTGATGTTCGACGCTCCCGACGACCGGACCCAGGAACTGGTGGACAGCGCGTGGGGAACCGACGAACAGAAGCAGACCACGTTGCAGCGCATCGGCATCAACGGAGCGGTAGGCGGTCATGCCTTCGTGAAGCTGGACCGCTACCCCGACCACACGAGGGTCGTGGTCCTGGACCCGCAGAACGTGACGGTGGACTGGGCGACCGACGACTTCACGAAGGTGCTCGCGTACCACGTCGAACTT